AAATGAACACGAACCTTCAATTTACTGCAATGAATGATCTATTGTTAAAAGTCATTGACAATATGCGAGTTCAAAGTAAAAGTCAATTTAGAAACTTGCGTGAATTGTTAAACTCCCAACTAATCCCCGAACTCATCAAAAACTTAGATGAGTTAGTGGACAAATTCGATAGCCAAAAAACATTGAACGACATCCTTTACCAGTGTTGCGAAGAGGTGTATGGGGTTAGTCCTGAAGATATCCACGAAAAATCTCGCAAAAGAAACATTGTTGATGCACGTGGTATGTTTATCACCTTCCTTTTTTTAGCGGATGGAAATTTAACTTGGCAAAGGATTGCTCAACAATTTGATCAAGACCACGCAACCGCTATTCATTGCACTCGAAAGTTCTGCGAGTTATATGGAACGGATGGTGAGTATCAATTCAATGCGAATCAATTTTTTGAGACATTGGAGAAATATGGCTATAATTGCAACGAAACTAAAAAACTTTTACAATATGGACAACCATACTTTAATCTTAAAGGTACAGTCACTCGAAGAAAGGATAGCAAGATTGGAACAACTCCTGCTAACAAAATCGAAAGAATGTCGTTTCATTGTGCCATCTCTTGAGGAGGTAGCTGACCACTTCCTTGAAAAGATGCCACACGCAACTTCAGAGGATGCGCTCAATTTCGCTGATGTTTTTATATCGCACTATACTAACACTGGGTGGAAGTACGGCAAGAATAAGATGAAAGATTGGAAAGCTGCGATGCGTTCCGCTTGGGACTTAACGAAATTTATAACTAAAAATAATCACAATGACACAATTGGCAGAATACAACGGACAAGCCTACAACAATGGCTTGACTCCTAACGAGAAAGCTTATTTGCAGGCGCAAAAGCAAATCAATCTTGGCGATTGCACACTCTCAATTTTTAAGCAAACATTGTCTTATGGAATCGTGCTATATGGCATCAAGACTTTACCTTCTGATGAGGAAACAAATCTTCTTTATGGTGTAATTCAAGGACACTATCGATACGTTACAATTGGTGAGTTGGCACTTGCTTTCCAACTCAATGCAGTTGGTCAAGATTGGCCACGTGTGGAATGCTTTGGACTTATGTCAGTTGCGTTTCTTTCTGATGTACTTAAACAGTATTCAGAATACAAGATGAAAATGAATTTGGCTATTGATAAGAAGAAACAAAAGCTATCCATACCTGCACCATCTATTGAAGAATCCACTCCAGTTGATTGGCTACAAATGTTCACTGAAGATGTCCAAATGTGGAAAGAAAACAAACGTGACTACGTTTTAATGTTAGCACCAATGAAGCTACGCAAGTTGTACGAATTAGGCGCATACACGGATAGCACGTGGAGCGATGACGAGTGGAAAAGATGGCAATTTATGGCATACAAAAAGACACTGGATGCAAATCAAATGAGTGACTATAAATTTAAGCGACTTGATAAGCTATCCAAAGACCGTATCAAAGAAGATTATCAAGCTGAACTTTCGAGGCTCGTATATGCTGATATAATGGACAGTCACATATTGCAACAAAAAGCAAAGGAGGTGTTGTGAATCTCGGTAAATTCAATTGCGCTACTGGTTTAATAAATATATTGTGGAATGACAATAGTGGTTTAGTTGTTAGAACAAGCACCATAAAAGATATGTTATTCATTGATAAATTGCAGAAAGAAAATTCTAATGCAGTTGGATTTATTCAAAAATCAGTTTGGGAAAAATATGTTTTTGGAGGTGAAAGAAATTTTGTAGTATTAATTGCCGAAATGAATAATGATCCTGTTGGTTATGTTTTAATTACACCTGCTGTTTCTTCATATAAATACGCTAAAATTCAACAAATAGTTATTCGTAATGATGCACGTAGGTTATATTATGGAAAGGCTTTAATTGATGTTTGTCGTGACTTTTGTATAACATTTGGAAGATTAGGTTTTACTTTACGTTGTCGGGTTGATTTAGACTCTAATAAATTTTGGCAGTCATTAGGTTTTATTCATTATGAAACTTGGGAGAAAGGAAAGATTAACCACGTTGGATTTAAGGCAAGCAATGATATAAACCTTTGGAAAATTGATTTGAATCCTTATTTAATAACTTTATTCTAATGGAAATTGAATTTCACGAAAAGCAAATTGCAGCTCTCAACGCTCTCGCCATTGACTCTGATATCAAACAGGTGTTATATGGTGGGGGTGTTGGGGGAGGAAAGTCGTTTCTCGGATGCGACTGGCAAATAAAAAGACGTTTGAAGTATCCAGGTACACGTGGCCTCATTGGCCGTGCAGAACTTAAGAAGTTGCGTTTAAGTACAATGCAAACTTTCTTTGAACTTTGCGCTCATCACAATTTGATTGCAGGAAAACACTATACATACAATGGACAAGACCACGTGATAAGTTGGTACAATGGCAGCCAAACTATCTTAATGGATTTAGCAGACACTCCATCGGATCCCGAGTTTCAGAGGTTTGGTTCAATTGAGTTGACTGATTATTTTGTAGACGAGGCAGGGGAGGTATCTGAAAAATGCGTGAATATCTTGGCATCACGTGTGCGCTATAAGCTAATCAATGACAAACCAAAAGGATTGCTCACTTGTAATCCACACAAAGGATGGCTATATCGTGAATTCTTTGATGCCAAACGTAGTGGACTAATTAGGTCAGACCGTGAATTTATCCAAGCTTTACCAACTGACAACCCGCACGTGTCACCAGTCTATCTTGAATCTCTTTTATTACTGCCTGAAGTGGATAGAAAAAGGCTTTTGGAAGGGGATTGGGATTACGATGAGACGAAAGATAGATTATATGAGTACGATGATTTGTTAAGATGTTTCCGCACACCTGCCAATTCAAACGTTGATAAATTTATAACTGCCGACATTGCTCGAATGGGTGACGATAGGACAGTTATAGTTGTGTGGAATGGGTTACACGCTGAAACATTTGTAGTCTTGAAACACAAACCTATTAATGAGGTTGTGGACACCATTAATCAGTTGGTAAAAAGTCACGGTGTAAAGCTATCCAATGTGCTATGTGATGAAGATGGAATCGGAGGGGGAGCGGTTGATTATTTGCGTTGCAAGGGGTTTCTTAACGGATCAAAATCGGTGCGAGATAACTATATGAATCTCAAAAGTGATTGCTATTTCAAGCTTGGCGAACTCATCACAAATAATTTGATAACATTTGAATCAACTCACAAAGATACAATCGTCAAAGAACTGGAGATGATAAGACGTGAAAAGATTGATAGTGATGGGAAATTGAGAGTGACCAACAAAGAAGATTTGAAAAAAAGGCACGGCATATCTCCAGACTTTGCAGACGCAATTATGATGAGGGCATTTTATGAATTAAAAAAGAATTTTGGAAAGTATGCGTTTGCGTAGAAATTTATTTATATTTGTAACCAACTAAAAAAACAATATGGAACTAAACAAACTAATCAAGATGCAGGCGGAAAGCTACGCATCATTCGGTAACGAAGACGATATGAGTGGCTCTGCTTATTTCGCATTTATGGAAGGTGCTAAATACGCACTACAACTAATCTCTAAACAAATTCAAGACGAACTATGAAAAATAAAATTACAATTGAAGACCACGAAAAGCTTAAGGTGCTGAACCTATTGATGTGGTTGCAGGCCTCCCTTTATGCAGCAGATGAGTGCGAAACTGTTAAGTGGTTCTACAACCACCAAACTAAAATGCTTTTAAAGAGGCTCAATGATTCTATACAAAAACAACACGGAAGAACAATAGCCAGTTTATGGGATGTTGATGGCACTTTACTTCCAAATGTTACTCAACAAATTGGTGAATTTACAGAAGAGATGGCAACGTACGGATATTGGATGTTACCCGAATTGACTAAGTTAATCCAGAATGCAAAGGAAGAAAGTGAAAAAGTGGAGGTGGTGAATGACTAAGCTATACACAAGAGAACAAATGATTGATGCATTTAGTTATGGTAAATCATTAGAACCATTTGATTGCTTTGATGACTTTATTGAAAGTCTAACCCCAATACAACTACCAACTGATGATGAGATTTTAGAAAAAGTAAATAATTTCCATTCGCTTGGAAGATTAGGTTTTAAAGAAGGCGCAAAATGGATGAGAGATAAAATCAAAGGAGGTGATAAATGAATAAACAAAGTAGTATTGATTGGTTTCAAGAACAAATTATTCAAATTGTGAATGGAACTTGTGAATTAACAGAAATTCAGATATTTGAACAAGCCAAAGCAATGCACAAGGAGGAAGTAAAAATAATTATTGAGCATTATCATAATAATATGTTTTATTTAAAACTTACAGAGAAAGAGTTAAAAAACATAACAGAAATTATATATGACAAAATATTTGGAGGACAAGACAATGAGTAAGCAAAGTAGTATTGATTGGTTTCTAAATGAGTTTAGTAAACAAATTGAATTTGCACCTGAATCGGAACTGGATAAATGGTATAAAGAACTAATACCAAAAGCCAAAGCAATGCATAAGGAGGAGATAATAGATGCTTTTTATGAAGGTATTGAAAAAGAATCGAATGAACACGGCGCAATGTATTTAGATAAAACTGAAGCAAAACAATACTACAAAGAAACATTTGGAGGACAAGACAATGAGTAAGCAAAAGAAACTATTAATTATGTTTATCTTCACCTTAATAAGTGCATTGTTATTACCAATATTCACCCAATGGTATGAAGAAAAGACTGGTATATTTCCAGGTGCATTCTGTTTTCTTCTTTGTATTGGTGGAATTCTCTGTTATGTATTTATGTTTATGAATCAAGATGACAATGAAGAAATGCTTTAGTTGTAACCGCAAATTCCCATTGTTTTTCTTTTCAAAAGACAAGATGAAATATCAAAGGCCAAGTGATCATAAACGTGTTAAGTGTTGTCGCATTTGTAACTACTTCAAATGGTCAAAAGATGGGGAAGGTTGGTTCTTTGATTATTCCAAAGGTAAATTCACAAAAGAAATATTTAAGTCTAAATTTAGCGTATTAAAAAGAGTATTAAGATGAAAAAAGAAATAAATTCAATAGAAAGACTAATTGAGCAATTTAGAAAGTCTATGAACGATCATTATTATGATTTCGGAAAGGCATATTTAGTGCATTTTAATAGAGATTTAGAAGATGCCCGAAGGCAGTATAAAAATGAAATTACTGAAGCTTATTGTCAAGGAATGATTGCAGGAAATAATAAAGAGGTGCAAGATTGCAATTTTCGTGAATTAGAAATAATTGTAAATGCAACAAATAATTACTACCGAAATAATATAGAGAAATGAATATAACACACGATTTCGACAACTGCCAGTCAGATGTCTACAAAGAAGTAATAACCGATCTAATCTCCAGGGAGAAGATGGGCAGGATGAAGTACGGCACAACGGTGGATAAGGCTAATCTATCTGAAAAGGAATGGATGCAGCACGCTTATGAGGAAGCTTTGGACTTTGCTATCTATTTAAAACGAATGATGTCAAAAAAATGACATTAGCACCTGATATCAAAAGAGTGGCATTGCGCCACTTTTTTTTTGCTTTTAATTGTTCAGTTAATTGTGTATTT